GGACTGAGTCGTCAAAAGCACCATTGCCTAAATTAGAGCAATATGCTAACGTGATTTCAAGAAAGGTCAAACAATTACGCGATACTAGGATGTTTGCAGAATGGATGAGTAAACTCGGACATGACTTCCACTTTTGTGCAGAAGTATGGAAACAGTGTGCTTTTGAGATGGGTAGATATCCAGTATATGAATGGTGGATACAGTGTCGGCTTAATAATCTAAGTATGGCTGATGAATTAGGTGGTTATATTCCCCATATTCATGCTTTGATTAAATATTCTGGTCATAAGTTTTTCCCCGCTTGGTATGAAAAATATACTGATAGACCTTTGAATATTGAAATAACAGGTGAACCTCCGATTGAGAGTGCGTTTGATGATAGTAAAGTATCAAGTAGTGATGCTTTGACTCATAATAAAGATATGATGAGTACTGATGGTAATGATGAATTCGAATGGATCAAAGATTTGACTACCGAAGGAATTAAACCTAATCCTGGTATGACTTCAACCTCTACAAGTAGTATAACACGTCTGGGAGTAGCAACGACTATGAAAGACATAGAATCAAGCGTTTCAATATCTAACATTATATCTTCTGTTTCCGGTGACAATCAAATTACGCCCCAAGCTATTATGACTCAAGTGTCTGGTATAGTAGGTACAAACGGTCTGCAAACACAGTTAGCATTAGCATCTGACCACTTACGATTCTCGACACGTACAGCAACAAATGGACAGGTAAATTCACAGACTTTAGACTATCCCGAAGTAAATCTATATCCGAGAGCTGTACGCAATGGAGCTGGTGCAGTTCTGGTAAATTCAACTAACCCTATGCAGTGGACTGGAGTTAAAGTGCAAAAATGGCCTAGTATAAAAGTGAAAGGTACAGGTTTAGTAGCTCCACTTATAGATCAATATGCCATAGGACGAGCCGCTCTTCGATCAGGCGATGTGGGAAAGACAGGGTTTAGAACCGATGAAATGTATAGTTTATATGCTGCTACTGAAAAGACGGTTGATGGTGACAGTATGTTAAGTTGTTTCCTGAAGTTATTTTTGATGGCTCATACTGCAAGTTGGAAACATGACCCTACGTCATTGCCATTAGGTGGACAGTGTGGCAAGAATGACCAATGGACAAAATTAGATCCAGCTATTGTGGTAAATGTTTCAGTCAATGATGTAGCTGCATTTCCTCTTAATAATGAAAGCTTAGGTGGTATCGACAGTGTTTTTCCTTTTGGTGAAGGATATCCCTCTCCTGGTGGGTTGTTACCTGGTAAAGGAATAATATCATTTCATCAAACATATTCAAGTATTCCTACGATATCAC